AGAACTTGATTGACACGCCAAACGGCTCCAATGCGAGTAGCGGTGGTGCCCCTGTTGTCGTCAATTTTGGCGTCTCAGCGATGGATAGCCAGGACGTGGCGCGGTTTTTTCGCAGCAACGGCAGTGCGCTTGTTGCGGCGATCAACAAGGCGATGCGCAACGGATCGATGCTGCGGACCAGCTGATGGCGGACATAGGAATTTTCCCCTCGCTACCTGGTCTCGCCTGGAGCGTGACCAAGACGCCGACCTTTCAAACCCGTATTCAGCGAGCGGTGTCCGGGCGGGAACTGCGGGCGCTCGATTATCCCTACCCGCTTTGGCAGTTCACCTTGGTCTTTGATTTATTGCGAGACAACCCGACAGCCGGCTACGACGAGCTACGAACCCTGATGGGTTTCTTCATGCTCTGCCAGGGCTCCTTCGGCACGTTCCTGTTTCGAGATCCGAGCGATCATCGGGTCACGAGTCAGCAGATCGGCATCGGCAACGCCAGTACAACCATCTTCCAATTGCAGCGTGCGATGGGCTCGACGCTGCCCGGTGGCGGCTTTCTGGAACCAATTGTAGCGCCTGACGTCGTCAGTGCGCTCTACCTCGACGGCATCACGCAAGGTCCGGGAAGCTACAGCGTAGACCCGGACACCGGATTGGTGACATTCAGTACGGCACCGGGCAGCGGACTGATTATCACCGCCGACTACAGCTATTACTTTCGGTGCCGGTTCATTGACGACGGCTACGCCTTCGAGAACTTCATGTTTCAGCTATGGCAGCTGAAACAGCTTACATTTATCTCGGTGCGACAGTGAAGCCTGCCTCGCCCGCGCTCATCGCCCTGCTTAACAGCGGCGAACAATTTATCATGGCCGACCTTTACACTTTCACCCTGGTCGGCGGCAGGACGGTCCTACGGTATTCGGCAGCGCCGACGTCGATCGTCGCCAATGGGTACCTGTTCGCGGCGGGGCCGAAATTCGAACGCTCGAAGACCAAGGTCTTGATCGGCACCCAGGTTGACGAGCTCGATATCAAGATCTACGCGGAGCCGACCGACCTCATCGACTCCACGCCGCTCCTTGAGGCCGCATGGCAAGGACAATTCGACGGCGCCTTGTTGCAGCTGGAACGCGCCTTTATGGGCGCTGCCGGTGGGGGTTACGGCGACACCAGCGCCGGGACGGTAATCCTGTTCTCTGGACGGATCTCCGAAATCGATTGCAGTCGCACCGGCGTCGAGATGAAATGTCGCTCGCACCTCGAACTGCTCAACATCCAGATGCCGCGACGACTGTGGCAATCGAGCTGCACGCATGTCTTCGGCGATGCGATGTGCCTATTCGACCGGTCGAGTCTCGCTGCAACATTCTCGGCCGCCAGCGAATCAACGACGACCGTCATCCAAGGGGCGCCAACGACGACTACGCCCTACGCGCAAGGGACGATCATCGCCGTCACTGGCTGCAATGCCGGCTACAGTCGCACTATATCGTCCTTTGTCAGCGGCGGCACCGTAACAGTCAAGCTTGCCTTTCTGTCGCCTGTCGCCGCCGGCGATGAGTTCCAGTTGCTGCCGGGTTGTGATCGCACGCTCGCGACCTGTACCAACGTCTTCAATAACGCCGTCCATTTTGGCGGTTTTCCGTACATCCCGACCCCGGAGACCGCGGTATGACCCACCCTGAAACGGATCCGCGGCGACTTGCGGTCATCGAGGAGGCCCGGGGGTGGTTGGGCACCCCCTATCACCACATGGGCCGGGTCAAGGGCGCTGGCACCGATTGCCTGATGATGCTCGCCGAAATCTATGAGGCGGCCGGCATCGTCCCCCACATTGAAGTCCCCTTTTATCCACCTGACTGGCATCTGCATCGCGACGCCGAGCGCTATCTCTATGGGATGATGCGGTATGCGCGCGAGACTCCAGGGCCGCCGAAGCCGGGTGACGTAGCACTGTTCAAGTTTGGCCGTTGCTTCGCGCATGGCGCGATCGTTATAGAGTGGCCTTGCCTGATCCACGCCTGGCACAATGCCGGCGTGCTCTATGCCGACGCGAAGCAGCCGCAGCTAACCGGGCGCCTGGTGCGCTTTTTTGACCCGTTTGTCTGATGGGCGGAATTCTCGGCAGCAGCTCCAACGCCAAGCAGCAGCGCGCTGTCGGCTCCCTGCAGTTCCAGACCTCTCAGGCCGGCAGCGTGATCCCGCTGATCTACGGCACGACCAAAGTCAGCCCTAACCTGCTCGACTATGACGATTTTACCGCGACGTCGAGCAAGCAAGCCGGAGGGAAAGGCAAAGGCGGCGGGGGCGGCAAAGGCGGCGGCCAGCAGTATATGTATTCGGCCTCGTTCATCATGGGGATATGCCAAGGGCCGATCACTGGGTTCGGTCTAGCCTGGTGGGACAAGAACATCGGCGACGTCACCGGTCTGCAGAGGATTTCGAGCATTAATCTCGGTGTCGACGGGCAGACCATCGACCCCTATTGGGCAAGTGCCCATACCGCGAAGGCGATCGGCTATTCGGGCACCGCAAACATCGTCTTCGCTAATTATCAGCTTGGCAATACTGCGACCCTGCCGAATTTCAATTTCGAGGTGATTGGCGTCGGTGCCGGCGCATCAGGTGCCTCTCCCAACGGCTACGACGCCAACCCGGCTCAAATCGTCAGCGATTTTTTGACGAATGCACGCTACGGGGCGAATTTCCCGTCGGTCAATCTTGACTCGGCGATGACGTCCGGCGCCGCTTCGTCCTATGCGAGCTATTGCGCAGCCCTCGGCTTGTTCCTGTCCCCGCTGCTCGACCAGCAGCAGGAGGCGCAGCAGTCGCTTGCCGACATCACGAAGGTGACCAACAGCGCGATCGTGTGGTCCGGCGCACTGTTGAAGATCACCCCCTACGGCGATCATTCGGTCACCAACGCCTTCACCCTGGCGAGCTTTACCGGGGCGCCGACGCAGGGGGGCGGCGACACGATCAGCCTGACCTTTACGGACCCGGCATTACAGGGCGGTGTGCCCTATACCGTCACCTACACGACTTTGGCGAATTTACAGATGCCGGGGGCGATGGGCGGGCTCGCCCAGGCAGTCAATTCCGACTCAAACCTTGTCGGGTTTGGCTTCCTCGCGTCCGGCGTCGGTCCTGCCCGCGTTATGGTCATCCAGTCAAATCCGACGGGCAACACGACGATCGGCCAATCGGGCGGCGGCGGGATCTCTGCCGGCGGGATCAGCGCGACGACGACCAACACTTTCACGCCGAACACAACGCCGGTCTACAGCCTCGGCGAGGACGACTACATCGTTCAGGAATCGAGTGTCGGGATCAATCTCGGTGTTACGCCTGGCGGGCCAGCGTTGCGTTCCGGCGCGACGCCGATAACCGGCGGCTTCACCGACGATCCGCTGCACATCGTGCGGTCGACCCCGGCCGATGCCAACAACATGATCGAGGTCGAGTGTCTCGATCGACAGAATAACTACAACACAGCGGTCGCCGAGGCATTCGACCAAGGTTCAATCGACGTCTACGGGGTGCGGCGCGATACGAGTACCAAGGCGCGCCTGATCACCGACCCACTCTATGTGGGCGGCATGGTCGCCCAGCTGCTGTTGCAGCGCCAGCTTCTCTACCGCAACACCTATACCTTCAAGCTCGGCTGGAAATACATTTTGTTGGAGCCGATGGACCTTGTACAGATCACCGATTCACGGCTTGGCGCCAGTGCCTTGACAGTGCGGATGACCGCCGTCGAAGAAGACGACGAAGGGATGCTGTCGATCACCGCCGAAGATTTCTTTGGCGCCTATTCGCCGACTGTGCTCTACCCGCCGGCCAATTATTCGCCACCCGCCTCGCCCTCGATCCTCGGGGTGGGCGGCGGCACTGCGGCTCCAGTCGTGAAGCAGGCGAGTGGCAGCGCGGTCGGCGGGTTCGCGCCGAACTGGAGCGCTCCGCCCGGTAATGTCAACACGCCGCTGATTTTCGAGCCACCGGCGGCGTTATTGTCGGGCGATCTCGAAATCTGGATCGCACTGTCAGGCGGCCCAAATTGGGGCGGCGCGCAAGTCTGGATCTCGAGCGACGGTAGTTCTTATGCCTTTGCAGGCACGGTTTCTGGCCCGGCGGTACAGGGTGTTTTGGCCGCGACGATCGGCAACAGCGGCGGCAGTCCGGATACCACCGACACCTGTTCGGTCGATTTGACCGAGAGCCGCAGTCAGCTGTTCTCGGTCTCCGCCACCGATGCGGCGAACCTCGTCACCTTATGCTATGTAGGCGGTGAGCTCTTTTCCTATCAGTCCGCGAGCCTGACGAGCGCCTATCACTACAATCTTTCGACGCTTTACCGCGGTGCCTATGGCACAACTGCGGCGAGTCATCCGGTCGGGACGCAATTCGCGCGGATCGACCAGTCGATCGGACGCTTCCCCTATCCCGGTACTCTGATCGGCCAGACCATCTATCTTAAATTTCTGTCTACCAATATCGTCGGCGGTGGTGCGCAGAGCCTCGCTT